CAAGACGTTTAATCAGGTAGATTTTCCTTCAAATGGTATTATAATCTCTGACGCCCCTCATGGAGATGATCAAAACACTCACAGCACATCCGAATCACGGGAAGGTGGTGTGGAGATACAATGAACTTCGCACTCAGTTTTCGGATCCCAGTTTTCTATCTCGCGCCCTACGTTTTTCGGGAATGTTTGTACAGCCGCTCAGCCATTTAATTTCGTGGGTCGTATTTCTATGTTTTCCGGACATCTACGCATCGTACGGAGGAACATATGACTACAGCACCCTTCAGATGATTTTCTATGTGGTATCATCCCTGCAGGTCTTTTATTCATGTATCCTGCGCTGGAGCGAGACTATAGAATACTATACTCTCGGCACAACACTTATGGTATGGAAGATTCTCACTCTCGGACTTCGCGTACCCCCACTAGAGATCCGCTCAAATTCGCCTCAAGATCACATGTTCCAGTACTCCGCTGGAGCTCTACTTCTTCAGAACCTCGCTAATGTTTCCACCAAACATCCCCTGGAATGACTTCACCAGTTCAGCGCCCTGCTGAACCTGCGGTCCCAGGCTTGACAACGTCTCAACGAGCTGCTTTTGGGTCTCCATCAGCTCTTTGGTATCATCGCGCATCTGTAGAACCTGCTGGGGGTTCAGCTTCTGGAAAGCGTGCAGAATTGTGGTTCCTGCATCCAGATGGGCATTCAGGTTATTGTCTGAAATCTGCTCGGTCTTTGACTTTGAATGCGGCTCTGGCTCCTTCTCGTCCGTATCCTTCTCCTTCCCCTCCTTCTCGCCCTTTGAGGGATTCTCATAGCGCTCCTTGAGGGTCTGGCCTGAAACGAGAATCACAGCGACGACAGTGGCTACACTGATAGTCACCGCCGCTGTCAGAGACATCTTGACACCATAGCCAATCACTGCTGTAATCACCACTAGCCACACAGCAATATATCCAAGCTTGCGCTGAACAAGGAAAGCGACAGCTACCATGAGAATAAGGACTGCAATGGCTGTATCTAGTGTGTACTTCATTGATTATACACTAGAATTTAAACATTGGTCGTATTCGGTGCTACGGGCACCGCATTTGCCAGACCCGCCGATCCCGTGCCATTGAACGTGTATCCCGCCCGCGGCTGCTGGAGAGCCAGGACATTACCTCCACGATGCCCGCGCGTATGACGTCCGCCCTTCTTCGCAAAGCGCTTAGCCGCATACGCCGTACCGAGTGCAAAGATCGCGTCATCAACAGCACCCACGCCTCCGCGACGAGAGCGGCGCCCTCCCTTCTTCGCAAAGCGGTGGGCAGCATATCCGGTGCTGGCAGCCAGGAGGGCATCATCCACCATACCTACACCGCCACGGCGAGCACGACGACGACCACCCGCTAGCGTATTGTTACCTCCGCGGTTCGCCATCACACCGCAGTCCTTAGACGTATCCGAGTTCCACATGGCGTTTCCCGCATTGGAACCGCTCGCGCTTCCCAGAATAGAACCACCAAATCCATAACCACCTCCACGACGCGCTGCTTTCTTAGTGCGAGCCATTTGTATTTGGATGAGATTCTATTACAGGTGTCCAAGTTCCATCGGGGTTCTTCTGGCATTCGAGGACGAACTTCCTACCCAATGAACGAAGAGCTTTTGAGAGTGCCAGAGTTTTGACGCGAAGGTACCCACCTGCCGATACTGAATACACGTCAGGAACGTCGGTAGCACTAATTTCGTAGCGATTTGTATCCGTAACCGGAGTTGGCACTGGAGTAGATACTGCGTCAGAGTAAATACCCTTTTCGCCAGGCAAATCCGTATAGTACTCGTATCCTCGGGCTGATGCAGCTGTATCGCGAAGAGCTACCCGACGACTTTCAAAGGCTTGGCAGGGAGTATAGACCACTGGGATCGCATTCTGGAGAAACGTTGCCCGGTCAGCAAAGTTCATCTTTTCAAATAGACGTGTTCCGTTCCACAGCCACACATCAGCAATAAAGAGGTGAGTAGCCGTATATTCTACGCGTAAAATCGTATCTTCGTAGCACCGCTCATCCCACACAAGACGCAGGATTTGCGGCTGGGCATCCTCCCTCCGAGGAATCCAAAGCGAGACCGGTTTTGACTGCTCGTCACGAGTCAGACACAACCAACCTGGAGTACCAACACCCTGCGGAACCTTCACTGCAAACTCAGAGGGAACCTTTCCCTGACGAGTCATCCTGATCGCCGGATCCCATTTGTACAATGTTCGTAGTCGGTTCATGGTATAATGTATATAGACACACTCTGTCAAAACCACTCACTTGCTCTGGCGCGTCTCAATCGGCGGCGGGAGTTCCATGCGGGGTGCGGGGTTCGACGGCTGGGGGATTGGCGGCTGTTCATATGTCGGTACCTGAACCGATGGCGGCGGGGGAGCGACGGGCGGAGGTGCAGGGGGAGGAGGGACAAACTGCTGCTGAGGCGGCGGGGCGGGGCGTTCTACATACACGACACGGGGCTTCGGGGGCTGAATGAGACGAGAGACCCAGAACACACCCACGTGCAGACAGACAATCACCGCAATAGTGGCAAAGGCGAGATAGACAATATCGGTCAGTTCCATTGTTAGCTTGAACGATTTGGAAACTCTGTCGCATTACGCGGCTACGATAAACAGATCATCATTCTCGGACCACATGTTCTTGTTATAAACCTTGACTCGCACCGTCTCCTGATTATGAACAGCCGATAGATGATGGGGGTAAGGATGAGATACACGTTCAAGACAACCTCCTTCGCGAGGAAGGTACGACCAGCACTTCTTTTCCTGAGTATCAAGAACGTAGGAACCCGACCAAACGAAGGTGGATGTGTAATCCTTCTTCGGCTGGGGGAGGGCGTAGGGATACTTAGCCAGTGAGATGAGGCGATACATTATATACTCAGACAGCCAACACTTAAACGTACATCAGACCTAGAGTCACCGCGAAAAACACGGCAGCATGGAGCATGAGACCGAATCCCGTAGGCGAGCCACCCTCTGCGACACGCATAGAGCTATACGGACCAACGACACTCATAATGAGGGAGTCCACAACCGAGAACGTAATGGGATTTGCCAGGATGAAAAACAGCAGCGCCTGGAATGCCGAAATTTGAACCTTCTGAGAATGACCAAGAACAGCCATACCTATCTATTGTCTTGAAGAGAAGGAATTTTTCGTTGCTTCGATTGTCTCGATCCACTGCGGAATCTTGTGCATGTTGGCTGCAATGTCGTTCTCATTTCGCCGTGCCGGTTCAGTCGTGTTCAGAGCCTCCGTTACAAAGAGAACAGCTGTAATCAGATAGGTCTTGTTCTTTGACCAGCGCAGACAGTACAATTTAAACAGAGCTTCCACATACATGTTCCCCTGGGCGCGAATAGCTTCCCAGAACATCCAGTGAAGATGCTTGGCGTGTTTAGAGTCTATATACGGATTCCGACGCTCGGCGCACTCAAACGTATGTTTCGTCTGCTTCTTCTTTTCCGAGGCAAATCGCATGATCCAGGACATCCAGTAGAGTGCCCTCTGAGTGTCTTTGGTTTGAATCGAAAAACAAAACTCGTTAAATGGAATACCTATCTCGTATGGATCATTCTCTTTTAGAAAAGGTGTCCCCGCATGCTGAGTCGTTGCTCGCAAATTCTCGCGCACTGTCGTCTCCTGGAAATCGTGTTCGGGTTTGATGGTAGGGAGAGTGACCGTCTTCTGTTTCTTGGCAATAGCTAGAACCGTCGCAGTCTCACACACAAGGTTGCGCGCATCGTCGCGATTCCGGATACTAGTCATATTACTCACTGAGTATGCCCGCTCAATTGCCCCAAACCGCTCGTATTGCGAGGTGAGATATGTAAAAATATTTGGGCAGGAGCGATGAATGTAGAGAGATGCGCTCTCAAAGAGTGTATCCCAGAGAGAATGGACAAGACCCGAACACAGAAGTTCTAGACTCCAGTAACAGGCATAATCCGCATGACCTAACTGAATACTTTCAAGCAGGGATTTATTTGCAAGTTTTCGGGAATGACCTGAGAAGGTAAAATGCTGAAAATCAGCGACAGATCGGCTGTCGTTGATAGCCGCCATTCCTATTGTCTGTGGCAAAGGCTTTCATTTATGCCTGCAGACGCAGTCGGCGACTACTTGGTAAAATAGACGAGATACTGATACTCGTACCCAACAGGT